AGCGCGATGTTCGCTGGGTCGATACCAGTGAGACTGATCGTGATGTCGTCTGAAGTGCTTTTGATATCTTGAGGAATGTCCCCGAGAGTCAACAACATCCCAAGATTTGAGAACGTGATGCCCGATACCGTGATGGGTGCCGCGGCGTTGCAGAATGAATAAGTCGATGTGACAGGGTTTCCAATCTGGAGCCTGACAAACTCTGCGTGTCTTATATTCGCACTGTTGAGTGCGTTCATTGTCGTGGTCATGGAGCTACGTTCTCCCGGAAGACAAACGGACCGTCCCAGTTAACAAAGGCCCCGTTAGTCATTGGTGTGAGTGTATAGGTTGGACATTGCTCTGCATACACAGGAAACGAAACAGCAGAGCCTACAGCGGTCAGAGTGCCTGTAGATGGTGTACCAATCACAGGCCGATGAATTGTCGCGCTCACAGTAGCCGCCCCACCTCTTAGAACGTCCGCAGTGATCTTGTAAACGTATGAGCCTAGTTGGATGAAGTCACCAGCCGCCAAAACGACTACAGACGATCCTACAGCCGGGAGGTTGCCAATAGAGATGGTCGTTGCGTTTGCAGCAGGTACAGAAGCCAGAGTCAGAGCCGCCGCCTGGGCACCAGACAAGCCGCCTCGGTAAGCAGTGAACCAAGACAGGTTTGTACTCGAGAACGTGATGTTCGCGGGAGTCTGTCGGTCGAGGTTGTCAATCGTCTGGATAACGTCTCTGACCTGGGGGTAGTAGAGGTAGTTGTGCGGAACGATGGTGAACACCCAAGGCACCGCGGTGAGGTACTGAGCAGTTCTGATCTGCCCGCCTCGGGATGTTTGTTGTCCTACCATCCTACGGTTGTTCACCGTCATGGATTGCTGGATATCGACTATCGTTTGGAAACTCATGCTCTACCTCGCCCGATAGCCAGAGACTTGTTGGCATAAGCGTTCGCTGCCCAGACTGCAGTTGAACTGCCCATGATTCGATCCTCAAAGGACTTCACATCAATAGCAGAGATATTGTAGTTGTTGACCACCTGGCTACCACCCAAAGAAGACAGCGCATGGTTTGGGATGATCGTGCCAGCAGACCTCGGAACAAACAATTCTGGCCCGCGCTCACCAACGATGGATGCCCGACCAACTGGAGGATCGCCGCCGTTAGCGAAACCAGTAGGGCCGACACCGAATTGACCAGTTAGAGACGGCAGAGCGCCAGACGAAGAACCGAACCCAAGAGAACCAATGAACATCCTAAACAGGCTTGTCGCGGAGGCTTTCAGTTGGATCAAAATCAAGTCTTGAATGATCGACCGAGCCAAGTCCTTGAACGACAGCTTGCCAGTACGAACGAAGTTCTCTAGCGCACGTTCCATGTTGCCAAATACCGCACTGTTTATCTCGCCAACCTTTTTCATCTCCTCTTGCATAATTATTAAACCTTCTCTCTGCGTACCGAGGTCTTTCAACCGTGCAATAGCTGCATTTTTATCTGTATCGGAAAGGTCTGGGTTTCTTTTAACTGAGGCGATTTCTTGCTCTGTTTGCAACCTGCTCATTGCAAGTTTTTGCTCTTTCTCTGATAGATTAACCATGTCCATCTGAAGCTGCAAACTTTCGCGGTCTTGTTTAACAGAAAGAAACTTTCCGTCAATTTCGCTTGACAGTGCTTTAGCTGCTTGCATCTCAGCGGCACTAGCTTTTGCCCTGTCTTCGTCAGTTTCCCTTCTAAATTCATCAACTGCGTTTTGCAAAGCAATGAATCTATCTCGACGTATTCCTTCAATTTGACGATTGGCGTCAGTCTCAATTCCAAGAATTTCTTTGGCTAGTGCGGCCTCGTTTTCCTTTGCGTACAGCCCGCGCTCTTCAATATTTTTGCGTTCAACTGCAAGCCTAGCAAATGCGATCTGCTTGTCGCGTTCTGTCTCGACCTTGCCAATTTCCGTTTCCTGATCAAAACGAATCTTGAACTCTTGCTCCATTTGCTGCTTGCGAAGATCAAGGCCCATGAAATCGCGCTTTTGCTGAATCTCCATCAGCTTTTGAGCAAGGCCAAGGCGAGATGCGATAACTGTTTGTTGGTACTCTGCTTCGTTTTGGGAGGCAAATACACCATTTTGATCTCTGTTTTTTCTATCTCTCTCAAGCCTAGCCGCTTCAATCTTTGAATTTGAATCTGCAAATGCTTGCACTTCAGCATCAGCCATTAGCTTCAATTGATCTTTTGTGTTCTCAACTCTTTGTTTGGCGACTGCATCATCAATAGACCGCTGGGTTGATATTCCGCCAGCAGCAGCATAATGGTCAATCTTATTTTTTTCTTCAGCGGATTTTGTTGCTGATGCCTTTCGCATTCTTTCTATTTCTTGCAACGAAGACTGCTCCGCAAGCAACCGCGTTCTTGTTTCCATAAGCAATGCAGTAGCAACTGGGTTCTTCTTCTGCAATTCCAAATCTTCAGCATTAATCTTTAGATTTTCAGATATTGCTTTGAGTTTTGATTCAGTAGACTCTTTTCTACCAATACCAAGCATTGCATCCCAAGCGGCAGATGCTCCGTTTTTCAGCATCTCCCATGACTTTTCCAAAATGCCCAGTTCTCTTCGCTGACTAGCCTTTGCCGCAGTCAATGCATCAGCTTTAATCTTGATTGCCTCTTGCAACTTGCCTTGTTTTTCTAAAGCCTCAATTTCTTTGTATTGGGCTAACGTAAGAAAGTTATATTGATCATTGAGTCTTTTCGCTGAAGAAGCGGTTCCATCCAGGCTAGGGATTAGTTTGCCGGCAACCTCTGATGCGCTTTCGCCAGATAATTTGGCAATAATGGCAATTGCCTTGCCGGCAGAAGATAGTGAAACATCAGTAAATTTTCCAGAAGACACCAACGCATCAAGGATGTCCTTTGCGCCTCCAATTGCCACGTTGTAATCGTTGCTGATACCTAGGGCTAGGTCTCTATATTGTCCAGAAGATAGGTTGGCATAGTTCCCGGTCAAAATTAAAGAATCACGCAACTTCGCAGATTCAGATGCGCCTTTGTACGCAGCAATAGCAAGACCAGCAAAAGCAGTAGCAACTGAACCAATAATAACCCTCATTGGAGTCAGTACTGAGCCAATTGCCTTAAACACATTTCCGACACCACCAAACTGATCCTTTAACTGACCGCCCTGCTGCATCAAAACCATAAATGGATTCTGTCCACTTACCAATGACGTCACAATGTCCGTAGTTTGGTAGGACAGAGCCATCCTTTGTTGTGTGCTTAGTTGCCCTTGTACATTGACAACCTTTTGCTGGGATGCTGCTACAGCGTCATAAGCCCTAGCCTGGTCAAGCAATCGCTTCTTCTGATCATCCGTCGCCGTTCGGTACTTTCCAGTAGCGATTTCGCGCTCAATGGTCTGGACCTTCGTCAGAGTCTTGCCATAGTCCTCTGTAGCGAATTTGAGGGCTTGGACATCCTTGTCTATTGCCTGAGCCTGCTGAAGTCGTTTAGCCGCAGCTACAGCATCGTCGTAAGCCCTTGCCTGATCCCTTAGTGCTTGCTTGACCCCGTCATGGGCCATAGACATGCGCCCGGTAGCTAATTGACGCTCTACCTGGGTAAGTTTTGAAATCTCTTTGCCGTAATCTTCAGTTGCGTATTTAAGATTCAGAGCCTCTTGCATTGCAGCCTGAGAACCGCGCTTCATTTCAGCGCCGAATCTCCTGTTCTCTGAAATGGCCTTATCAATGTCTGCGCTAAAGGTTGCAGTATCAATCCCAAGGACAACCCCAAGCCGGGCAATGTTGCTGGATGCCATTTATTTCTTCCTTCTAAGACTCGCTGCGTACTCGGGGATTATCCTAGCAAGTTCACTCTTCAAGATAGACAAAACAGAATTTGCTTGCCTCTGTAGAGATGGTCGTAAGAAAGGTTGTGGGTTAAGGTCTTTGGTGCCGAACTCTTGCGCCAATGAAACAGCAGATTTCTTAACACTAACTACAGCAATCGCGGCATCATCCAGACTTACATAGTCTGACATCTTGTCCCGGCCATTAGGAATTCGAGCATCCAGCCGAACAGTATTCCTCAAGTGAATTGGGAAATTACTTGTGGAGTCGTATGGGGCAACCTGTCGGGTCATGTCCTCAACAGGCTTCATTGCGGTCATGGCCGCTTTAACAAGAGTGCGCCGAGCAACAGTGTCGCTTCGATAGGATTTGGCAAGTTCGCGAAGTTGATCCTCAAATTCTTGGAATCCTTCTAGCTTATAAACTTGCCTGTCCATTGAAAAACCTTTCTGACCCAGGTGCCTGAGACATAAATCTCAACAAGGACTTTTTTGTTTGCGCCTTTTGCTCTTCTTCCGTCAATGGTGGGACTATATAGTCATGCGTCGATGGAAGAATGTCCTTCATCTCAAAAGATTTTGCGCCCTGCTTTAATTTTGAGTTCAGATTGCCAGTAGCAAATCCACTCAAAGCCAACAAAGAACCTTTGGCCCCTATTATCCCGTCACAAAGCATGATCTCAATGTTTCTCATGTCATCAGACGGTATCTGGTCAGGACACCCACCGTGAGCCCAGACATACGCCCGAGCCTGAGAGTAAGTGTCCCGAATTAGTTTTTTCGGGCTTCCCCGTAACTAGGCTGGATGACAGACTGAATCGCTTTGATCATCTCAAGTTGGACCGTGAAAGGCAACTCGGCTTCAATGTCTTCGTAAGTCAGGTCTGAAATTTCGCCATCAACAGGCACAAGCAGCTTGAACAACTCGGTGATGCGATTCTCAACTTGCAAAGCAGAACGAATCAACTCTTTAGTTGACTTGCCCTCAAACAAGATGTCGTCGTCAACTTTCTCGACACCCTCGCCTTCAAGACCTGCAATAGCTTTTTCGTAACGCAAATTGAACTTTGCGTCATCGACCTTGCCAATGCGATCCTCCATGTCTGCAATTTCTTTTGCAACAGGAATGCGAACCTTGAAGGTTTTGCCAGCCAACTCAAATGGCTTAATGCGAAGGGAAAGCGTGTCCCCGAAGGCTTGAGAAAGTTTCATGTCTTATCGTGGTTTGATGATGGATTGATAAATGTTGTCGTTCAACTCTACAGCATACTTGACAACCTCTTGTGGTGTCATCTTGTCGGCGTGACGCTTGGCAATCTCATGGGCAAGATTAACTGCCGTCAGCCTCTGCTGGGTAAACCCGAACCAATCCTTCCTCGACTCGCTCTGGTTCAATAGGAAGTTCAGCAGGTCCGTCGTGTTTTGTATGTGCATCTTGTAGGGCTTTCAGTACGACAAACTCTGCGGTATCGGGAGTCGCCTCTTCCAACCGAGCGTTCACCTCGTCAATGTCCACTAGGCAACCCCGAGCATAGGCCCGGAGGTCACCGTAGTGGTTGACCATCGCTTTGATGATCTCGTCCATCAGTTGTTGCTCCAGCCGAACTGGTTAGCCCGAGGATGGATCGTGAACACACACTTGGCTTCTGCGCCAGGCTGGGCATCAATCTGGAACTGAGCCACTCGACCGTTGAACGCATAAGCAACCGTGTTCGCGCTGAT